TGAAATAAGAAGATAAGAATACAATGAGCCAAAATATTCGCCACCACTTTGTAAAGGATTGGGTCTTTGTAGTAGAGATATCAACTCATGATTTTCTAATTCTATATCGCCATCAAATACTTTTATTTTTACAGCACTCGCTGAATCAGATATTAGTTTTACACATCTATGAACGATTGCATTGTCTTGATAACCCTCTTTAGCATACTCTTTATATTTTCTAGTAGACTTACCCATGTAAGCCTCTAATCTATTAATCATAACTGTTGGAGATTCTTTTTTTTGAATACTACCTTTAAAAAATTTATCAAATATGCCCATACTAACTCCTAACTTATATTGAACACTGCTTTACCACTATTTTGTAGTGAGGTTATCGCCCAAACTAAAGCATCAACCCTGTCATCATGATATTGTACCCCATTTCCTGTAAACTGACACATTTGTTCCTCTAAATCTTTAAAAACTCCTACATGATGAACTCGATTCTGCTCATAAAGTGCTGATATCGGCTCGGCTCTTATCATTTTTCCTCTACTCGCTCTTACACTTGTATAAGGAATTGATTGATTTTGTGTTCTTAATAGTCTTTCAATCAAATCGCCACCATTATTTACCTCTGCTACAATCCTATCACATTCATATTGTTTATAAAGTGATATGGCTTTCTTAACCCATTCATCAGGAGAACTTATTTGACTAGCATCATGTAATATGTAGTAATGATTATTAATATCACGACCAGCAACTATCATGCCTGTTTCATCAGAGTTTTCATTACTTGTGACTGCTGGGTCAATAGCGACAACGATTCTTTGTAAGTCGATAGGATGATTGGTAATTCTGTTTTCTTCTATGTTTTTATAATTAAATAAAGCACCCTCAACATCTTCTAGTATTTCAGCATAAAGTTCTTGCCTACCGATACGAGTTCCCTCATATCTTTCTTTTAACATTTGTACAGATGATTCAGCTAGATTATCAATGTTCTCGAATGTTGAGCCAGTTATTAGTTTGGTATCACTTCTTTTGGCTAGAGTTTTTATAATCTTTGTTGGTCTAGGTGTTGTTGTAATAATACATTTAGGATTCTGTCCTAATCTTAATGCCATCATTAAGTTATCGAAAGTTTCTGAATATCTCCAAGCGGCTAACTCATCACACCATACTCTATGGAACTGAACTCCTCTTAATCTGTCAGGCTCTATCGCTGGAAAGCCAACTATTCGTGAGCCATTATAAAAATGTATCTCATTGGCTGATTTATTATAACCTGTGCTACTCAATAATCTTTTATCGATTATATTAATAAACCCTGAATCTCCAGCGAATACAACTCTTTTTAAGTCGCCATATGTGGGAGCAACTACACCACAAACAACATTATCATTCGTTAAACAATATTCAACAATGTCATATGCACCTGTTAAAGTTTTGCCCCAACCACGACCAGCGAGGAATAAATGTATATTATATTTATCATTATCCTCTACTAATTGTGTTGGTCTTGCTTTATCGTACCAATCAATGAGTAGATTCGTTGCTATCTGATTTAATGGATTTAGTTTGTCGAACTGATTTGAGCAATCTTTCAAATCGTTCTTTTTCATCTGATACATTGTTTATCTCCACAACATCTGTTTCTTTCCAACCAGCCTGTGTTTTAAGCCAAAAAATAGATGCTGTAAGTGCCTCTTTGCCCTCTCCTGTTGCCATACGATAGAGATTATTGGCAATCGTGGCAGTAGATTGTGCTTTTCCTACCCTAATTTCTTCATCATAATACTTGTAGAGTGTGGGTTTAGATATATTAGCAATAGAGCAAATCATGTCATGAGTTATACCTATTCCTGACAATCTCTTGACCATTTCGCTTATTTCTTTAGTTTTTTTTACTATTTTTGGCATATATACTCTTTTTATAGAGTAAAAATAAAAAAAAAGCAACTTTTTTGATTAAAATGCTTTACTTGTACTATAAGTATAGTATACTATAAGTATAAACTTAATAGAGGATAATAATATGTTAGAAAAAGTAGAAAAATTGATGAATAAACATAATATGGATTATGTTAATTATATAGCTGATAACCCTAATCTTGAAGATGTTGAGTTCGAGGCTAATAGATATTGGAACGATACACTAACTGAAGAACAAGCAAAATGGCTAGATAAATGGCAAGAAACATATGAACAGATTGAGGTTGAATTAGAAGAATATGAAAATAACTAAATGGGAATTAAATTGTGAAAAGAAAAACCTTGAGTGCGAAATCAATCTGTTTGATAAAGGTAGTTATGGATACATTGAGGGAGAAAGGAAAGTTCAATATGACAACTGTGTTAAAAGACTGATTGTTGTCAAAAAACTTTTATCATCTTTTTAATTTTTTTCTTTGGTCAATTAATCTGATTTGTGCAAACTTGCCTTTCCTAGCATTATTGATTTTACAAAACATAGGATATTTTTTGAGCATATAATCAGCAGATAATTGTTCTGAATCAGGTGTTCTATATTCTTGAATCCCACCTTTTTCTGTATATATCTTCGTTTTAGGTGCTAAATAATTGAACCTAATTATGCCACCATCTTTCATATAATATTTGATAGTTCTCTCATAATCTTCTTTCGTGTGATATCTTTCGTTCAAAACATATGCTTTATCTTCATGTCGATTTACCCAACCATAAAAACAAGCAATTACGAATTTTAGATTGAAACTAATGGTGGTTTTCATAAAAAATGGATTAAAAGATGCATTTATGCCCCACAAGTCTAGTTTGTGTTCAGTACAAAGAGCAAATGCTTGTTCTCCTAAACCTACCAAATCAGTTACAGGAAAAGTTTTTTTATCATTCATTTTGCTTTCAAGACTCATGATATCATCATCAATACCCATAACAAACTGACCAACAGGATAATAATCTACCATAAAATTTCTTTGAGCATTTATGCTGTTGTTGTTAGCAACAATAATATTGACAGGATAATCTTTTAATTTTTCAGTATATTCTTTAAGCTCATCTGCTCTACTTAAAAAAACATCAACATTTTTAAAATCAATATTAGTAGTAGATAAATATTTAATAGTTTTATTTAATAATGTTTCTGCTCTACTACAACTTGGTATCGCTATTCTAAAATTCATTCGTTCCTCTCTAATGCTATTTTTAATTCTTCTTTGGCACTGCCACACTTAATCATTTTTTCCCTGATATAACATACTGCCGATATTCTTTCACAAGCACCATGTTTAACTAACTCGGTGTTTCCATGAATCTCATGAACATCAAAGAATCCAACATCAGTATTCCTAACATCTAAACCAATACCATATTTTGGGATAACTGTGTAAGCACCATCATATTTGCCTTTTTCTAATACTGCTAAATTACCTATCCCATCTTTATAATCTCCTTTGTCAGTATGACAAGCAGTTCTAAAATTGTTATTTAAAGTAACAGTAGTGAATGCAGTGTTATCAATTTTGAAATCTTTATGTATTCTTTGCCAATATGCTTTTTGCAGTTTGTATTTTTCAGGAACAAATTTTTCATAAAGTTTTGAGATGTACCTGATGTATGGCAAAGTTTGTTTGTATTCGTTAAAAAATCTTTGGCTAAACTCTGTCATTCTACAATATGGAATCCTAGCATATCTGTCCATATAACCTATAACAGATGAATTAACTGCCATTGCTTTAGGAGAATTAGATAAAGTTCCATCTTTTTTTAGAGGTATAAACCTACCACCACTTAAAACTTTCCCAACATACAAACCATCAATCTTCATGCCGACTTTTATTTCATCAGTACGACCTGATGCCATTCCTCTGTTGTTTGACTCTCTTAATGATGCTTTCCTCAAAAAAGGAAATGCTTTTTTACAATGTTCAAATGGAACAATTTTGTTCAAATAAACTGCAACAATATCGCCATCTTCATTTTTGAATGTAGTGTTCTCTTTAGGAATAGGATATTTTATGTAAGATTCATTAAGATATGTGCCTTTAATTTCATTAAGTTCATCTTCAGTTTTTTGTTCTTTAACTGTTATTACTTTCATATTCGTTCTTGATTGCTGTCATAACTGCATCTGTTATATTCTCGGAATTATAAACCTGTTTTAATTTTTCTATTTGTGTTCTAAATACTGGCTCTGTTTCTGAGTTCAGGAATAATTGAATCATTCTCACTTGTGATGGCAAAAAATCATCACCCTCGCCTGTAAACTCGTTATCAACAGCACTCATGGTTTCGTTTAACTCTGCAACATTAGAAAAATTTAATTCTTTTGATTCAAATCCCCAATCAACCAAGTTATCAACATCAAAGAAGTTTGCTAGATTATCAAAATTCCATTGACCTTGATTTTTATTGAGTCTTATGTTTAATTCTTTTTCTTGTTTTTCATCAAGATTGACTTCTACACATGGCGCTGTTTTTAAACCCATATCAATAATAACTTGTAATCTTTGATGACCACCAACCAATATGTTTTTCCTGTTTGGGTGTATATTGACTATCAATGGGTCTACAAGACCGAATTTATCAACACTTTCTTTGATTTCAGCGAACTGTTTCTTCGTAATTTCTCTTGGATTGTAATTAGCTGGTATGATGTCAGCTACATTTTTTTCTACTACTTTCATATTGACTCCTAAAATTTATTTTCTATTAATGAATCATAACACTTTGTATCATTATTCCAACGAAGTGTTATTTCGCCTATGTTCCCTTGAACATCTACTTCTCTAACTTTAGCTACTCTGACTTTAGTCTGACCTCTCTCAAAATCTCTAGTAACTATGACTCCGATGTCTGCTTTATTATTCCAATGTGATGAACCACTCACATCATACAAAGATTTTACTTCAAACAAACCATCAGCATTCCTTATTTGTTTTGTTGGGTGTGCAACCATAAAAGTAATCGTGTTGGTTTCCCTGTTGAATCTTTTAATCTTAGAGATAAGCACCGATATGTGTTCATCTTCTCTTAGGTTAACTCTAGCTGGATTAATTTCGTTATATGGGTCAGTAACGATACCATCTATTTTAAAATTTTCTACACAGAATCTAGCTCGTTCTAAAATCCAATCAATATCAGGAGAATCTCCTTTTTTATCTATGAAATAAAAATGTTCATTAATAAATGCTACTGCCTCTTGAACTTCATCAATGGTGCATCTGTTAGTAAACATATTATCAAATGGTTTATGAACAAACTTTTCTACAAGTCTTTTCAGATTGACTGCTAAAGAATGTTCAGGCGAAAATATCATATATTTAAACCCATGCTCTTTAGCAGTTCTCATAATAATGTCAAATGTCAAACTAGACTTGCCACAGTTTGGAGTTCCAGTCATCAATATAAAACTTGGTTTCACTAACTGCATGATAGGGTCTAAATCTTTAAACCCTGTTGAGTATCTCTTGCAAGTTTTACCCTCATACAGTTCCCATAAACCATCATACAAACTTTTGGCAGTATGAATACCATCTATTTTAGAATCAATCGCCATTAGGATTATTGCTCATATTATAAGTGCCATCGCTACCATTATATCTCCAATCACAAGGTACATCGAAACCCTCATCTTTGATTTTTTTATCTACTATTTCGATAGCCTCTTCTATTGAATCAGCAGTTATTCTTTCGAATCTAGTGACTTCTCTAGTTTTTAATATAGTGAACACTCTTTTCATTGTTTTATCCTCGTTTTATTAATTAATACAACTATATACTAAAAATATATATAAATAAAGTATTATCCAGCAATGAAATTTTTATTTCTAGTTTTTTGTCTAACAAATTTTTTATTATTTGTTATATTAGTATTACCAGTCATATTGACTATATCATTTTTAGGGCATTGAATAATATAATTGTTATTTTTTCTGATGCCTTTTCCTGTTTTAAAAACTTTTATCAATTTAGAATTAACGAGTTTTTTTATGTATCTTTGAACACTACTCTCAGAACAACAACATATTGTTGCTAAATGACTCAAGCTCGGATAACATTTATTTTCATCATCAGCATAATTAGAAAGCATAAGCAATAATAATTTACTACCACCACATTTTGTTTTCTGTTTAGTCGCCCATGATAATGCTGAAAAACTCATTGATAAAAATCATTTGGTTGAACTTCACTATTAGTAAACTCAACAATTTTTTCCATGTTTTTTTTTGTAGGAATCTTCTGACCATACTTCCAAGAATTGACTGTGACCTCAGGAACATCTAATACTTTTGCTACCTTGCTAACGCTAAGTGATTGATTTTTAAGGTATTCTTTAAAATTCATTTAATTTATCTCCATGTTTGTTAAGCCATTATCGGTTATTTTATATTAAAAGTAAATATAAAAAAAGTATTTTAATACTTTACTTATTAATATTCTAAGTATAATATTATATTCATATTAACTTAAACGAGGAAAATATTATGAAAAAAGATAAATTTCTAAATGGTTATAATATTGCTAACCCTAAGATTCAATCTGAAATAGTGTTAGTACATTTATTAAAAAACAAAGCAATCACATCTTGGGAGGCTATCACTAAATATAGAATCACAAGATTATCGGCAATTATATTCAATCTCAGATGTCATTTTGAAATTGAATCTAAAGATACAACAATTAATGGTAAAACTTTCACTACATATATCTACATAGGAGAAATGTCATGAAATTATTATTAAAATCACAAAGAGATAAATTAATACAAAATCACATAGCTCATAAAAAAGAATGGAATGCTGAAAACCCTAGAAGTGTAGATTCCAAAGTAGTGGTTAAATTATTTAATCCTACTGGTATTGGCACTTGGTGGCTCACCGAGTTAGACCCTGAAACGAATATAGCTTTTGGTGTTGCACAATTACACGAAAGAGAGGCTGGTTATATTGACCTTAATGAACTCAAAGATTTCAAGGGTCAGCTAGGTTTACCTATAGAAAGAGATATGTATTTCGAAAGCAACAAACATACTATCGAGGATATTCTAAATGGTGGTAGTGTTCTATGACTAAACAAGAAAAATGGAAAACTATAGCAAGTGCCGAGATACTTAAAAAAAAGAATCTCGGTTATCAAAGTATTACTAGCATAATAAATGCTAGACCTAATCGTAGTCTAGAAAAATGGAGAAAAGAACTTGGCGAAGATGTAGCTGACTTTGAATCAAATAGATGTGCTGAAAGAGGTTTAAAAGTACACTCAATGATACAAGAATATTTTACAACTGAATATAAACACCTTTATAGTGGTGATGAAAATGCAATGCCGACATCACACAGATGCGATAGTGTTTTAGCAAATGGATTATTTATGAATATGCTTGGCTATCTAGAAATGATTGATGATATTGTTTTCATAGAAACCGAACTTTATTCAGACACATATAAAATTCATGGTCGTGTAGACTGTATTGCTAAAATTAAAGGATACAATCATGATGAGGGATATTTAGCTGTAATAGATTTTAAGACTTCTAATAAACCCAAGCAAAGCATAAAAGACAATTATGGTGTGCAATTATGTGCCTATGCAGTTATGTATAATGAAATGTTTGATGAGAACATAGAAAATATTGTATTGATAAATGCTGATGAAACAGGTGGCTCACAAATGATAAGGCGAGATGTTAAGAAGTTTATGCCTACATTTCAAGAGTGGTGCGTATTTTGAAAGATAATATAAATCCAAAACACTACAAACAAGGCAAGATAGAAGTAATTGAATTTATACTTGACCAACAAATGAATTATCTAGAGGGAAATATAGTCAAATATCTTTCTAGGTATAAACAAAAGAATGGTATTGAAGATTTGAAAAAAGCACTTTGGTATCTAAATAAACTTATAGGAGAAAAAGAAAATGAAAGAAATAAAAGTAAAAAAAGATAATAAAAATGTTAAGGGTATCAAGAAAAGAATCGGAGAACTTGTTGATGAACATTTTATATTTAGTGGCATGAGTCCTAAATTTGAAAAAGCATTAAAAAAGAAACTTGTAAAAGATTCTGTCAAAGATACTTTAAAAAGAAATAATATAAAAATAGATAAATAATACTATATTTATATATATTTTTAGTATATAGTTGTAATATTAAACAATGATAATGAGGAAATATAATGGAAAGTAAACACTTAAAAACTCATAATGAGGAAAAAAGAAAAGAAAATAATGAGCTTGGTTTAATTACTGCTATGCATGAATATCAGCAATTAAAACTAAAATCAGATGCTACTGGTAGAAATAGTCGGTTTAAATCAGAAGAAAATCCTAAAGGTACTCCATACTCTACATTAGAAGATGCTATTGAATGTGCTAATGAGGGTTTGAAATTTGGTCTAATATTCACACAAAGTGTTATTTGCGAAGATAGTCAGCAGTATTTACATACTGTGGTAAGACATATAAATGATACTGAAACTTTACAATGTAAATACCCTTTATTTGTAAATAATAAAGAAAATCCACAGGCATTCGCCTCTACAGTCACATATGCTAAAAGATATTCTTTACATATGTTATTTGGGTTCGGAAGTATTATTTCAGATGATGATGATGGGAATGTAGCAAGTCCTGTTAAGCCAACAAATAATAATCAAACAAATAAATTTTAGGAGATAATATGAAATATCTAGTAATAGAAAAACTTAATGGCAGTTATTATTTGGTAGGTAGTAAACCATTTGATACAGAAGAACAGGCACATAAGATGGTGGACTTGCAAAGAGATTGCAACCCAACAAGAAAATATCAAACTGTGTCTATTTTAGAAGATGAAAATCTAGAGGTGGTAAAATGAGTGAATGGGATAGAACTGATATTGCAAATGAACTAGCTGAATCAGATAATCAAACACCTAAAGAAGAAATGGACTTAGATAGTTTATACTGTAAAGGCTCATTATCTGACCCTGATGGTTTAGAGTTATTTAAGAAAGGAAGTCTTAAAGATAGTAAACCATACACCAATGAAGATGGTAGTAGAATACCTGACAGATTTCCGAAAAAAGTAATTGTCACAAAGGCATTATCTTCCAAAGGAACAGAATATTTTACTGTATATGCAGAGGTGGGTTGTTTATTCGACCCAAAAAGTCCTGACTCTAAGACAGTCAAAACTGGATTTATTAATATAGATGGCAAAGATAAAACTTTGAATGTATATGATAATGAATCATACTATGGATTAGAGATAAGAGAAAAAGATGATGGCACACCTTTCTAATGTTTTCCTCATAATGACATTTGGTGCTCATCATCAAGCTGGTAGATGTGATAAACTCTCGGTAAAAACTTTGGACACATCTATCAGCGAAATCAAGGAGTTAATATGTCTTTAACAATTCTAAAAAGTAGTTTCTTTCAATCACATGGTAATCCTGATATGGATAAGATACCAAACTATGGTGTTGTCAAACTTCCTGTGAGTCGTGCTGACTTAGTTTCAGCTAGAGTAGAATTATCCAGTGGTGTCGGAGTTCCACAAGATGCCAAAGTTAATTTTGGAGTTGATGATAAATTGACTCGGAAAGTTAAGATGTGGAGAATACCTTTGGACTCAAAGATTGGTGGTTTGTTTCATGTCTTTGCAGTTGAGTTAAATAAAATATTTAATTATAGAATATCGGCTATACAAGATATTCAATACTTAGAATATGCTGTTGGAGATTTTTATAAAACTCATACTGACATAAACTGTGAGCTTGGCTCTACTAGGAAAATCTCAATCTCTTGGATATTAGATGATGATTTCGAGGGTGGAGAATTGAAAATAATGAGTGGTGGTGAAGAAGTAGTTATAAAAAACAAAGATAATGAATTAGTAGCATTCACAAGTTTTATGAATCATTGTGTCACACCTGTGACCAAAGGCACTCGTAAAGTTTTAGTCTGCTGGATAAATGGGGATAGTTGGAGATAAAATGAAAATAAGAGATATTTTAAAAATAGAGTCATCTGTAGAAAATAGAGAAATACCAGTCGATATAGTAGATGTATTAGAAACTAAAAGATACTCACATTCTAAAAATGATTATATTGAGATTGGCGATATGGAATTAAAACATTTTATAAGAGTGTTTAATCAATATACTAAAAAT